ATAAATAATACATTTAAAATATTTACAGAATATATTTATCACAATTATTTCTTTAATTATATTAATATTACTAATCATTTATATTTAATTGATAAATTTGATAAGGATAAAATAAAAAATATGGAAAGTTTAAAATTAATTATAAGTAATAAAATATATAATTCAATAATAAAATTAATATTATTTACTTATATATTAAAAATAATTGAAATAATTAAAAAAGATCAAAAAAAATTTTTTAATTTTATTATTTATATAAATGACACTATATATTTTAAAGATAGTGTAAAATTATCTGAAATTTTAAATTATTTAAAAACACTACAACTAACTTATAATGAAGCTAACAATATTGATATTTATATTAAAAATATAGAAAGTGTATTTTATAATGTTAATAAAAAGAATTTACTGTTTATATTAAACAATAGTATAAATATAATAATAAGAAAAAGAAATCAAATTAAAACAGGTGGAAGTAAAAAAATAAAAGGTGGTGTAAATGATGATGAAAGATATGAATTATCAGAAAAAATAATAGATGATTTAATTAAACAAATAAATCAACCAACAGATGATACAGTTGTCAGTAAAAATGATGTATTATTAAATTTTATGGAAAAAATATTGGGAACTTTAAATAAAAGTGATGGATCATCGACCAGTATAAAAGATATTAATGATGCAAAAGCTGAAATGATTAAGACAATAACAATAATAGATAAAAAAGAAGATGAAATTAAAAAGGAAAAAATTAAATTAAAAGAACTACCTTCTAAAATAATAGATTATATTGCAAATGTGTTTGATAGATACACGTATTTAAAAACAGATTATGCTAGTCTATTTGAGTTTTTTACTAGTAAAAAAGATATATTAAAACAAGTAATAGATATATTTTTACAAGTAGTAAGCAATAAAAAAATCAATGAAAAAATATTAATTGCTTTACAAGACGATATATTATTAAAAAAAATTGGAACCTTGCAATTTTATGATGAATTTACCAAAATACTATCATCTTTTACAGATGAAGATAAAAAATATTTAAGTGCTAGTTTATTAAGTAATAATAGAAGTACTGATGATAATATTAAAAAGATATTAAATGCAATTAATTTAATTATACTTAAAGGATCTGAAAATGATATTCGCGAATTCTATTCAAAGATTAATGTATTATTAATTATTACTTTACCAATGAGTATGGGAGAATATAGTACAATTCAAGAATTTATGGATGGTTTAACTAATATAGCCTTAAGAATTTCAAAAATAATTAATCAAAATTTAAATGAAATGATACAAGGAAAACAATTATATATCAAGAAAAAATCAACATTTGACTATTTTTTTAATTTTAATTATTCTGATGATTATGAAGATGGTAAAATTAAAAAAGTAAATACAACTGATTTATCTCAACAATCACCACAACCACCTTCTTCACAACCACCAGCACAACAAAAAGGTAGTATGTTTTCATCATTATTTAAATTTAGTAGTAAATCAATATCATCTCAACAACCATCACAATCATCTCAACAACAATCGCAACAATCACCACAATCATCCCCGCAACAATTACAACAATCATCCCCGCAACAATCTCAACAATCTCAACAATCTCAACAATCGCAACAACAACCAGTAAAAGCTCAAAATAGAGGATTTTTTGGACTATTTAGATCTACCAAAAAAGATGATAGCAGTAATTCAAAAACTTATATACAATCAAATCAACCTAACTTCCAAGGTACAAATACATTACCATTAAATGGAATACCATTATCAGACTTTTATTATGAACCACAACAAGATGATGAAAAGAAACAAATGTATAAATTAAAAAGTTCTTCAAAATTATCATTAACAGAAACAGAACAATTATCTAAATATAATGATTCAGAATTATCAACATATAAAGATGAAATAAAAACTGAATGTAAAGAAGATGATGAAGAAAAAGAAGATAAAACAATTAGTAATTTATGTATTTTAACTGATAATAAAATTAATAAATGTGATCTATTTTTATTTATAAAATTCTTCATTTATAATAAACATAAACGAATATATAGAACATCTAATATGTTATATATGAAACGAAAACAAATAAAAACAAAATAGATATTTACTTTTCTTTTGTATAGAGACTCAATGCAGTTTCATATGTTATTAATGGTTTATGTAATCGTTTATTAACAATATTATGAATTTCCCAGGACCAATGAAATAAAGACAACCTTTCATATAAATCAATATTTTCTAAAGATAAAAGATTTTGTTTCCATTCTTTTTTACATATTATACACGGAATAACGTTTTTAATATTTTTTAATAGTCGTATAACTTTTTTTGATTCTTTTGCATTTTTTTCAGGTGTTTCTAAATCAATAATACATATATTATGGATATAATTCCATAATAAATTACCCCAATTTTTTTTAGGAATTAATGATTTCATCTATAACTTATTAATAAACTATAAAAAAACTTTATTTTTTAATTTAAAACAAAAAAATATAAAAAATGATTTTAAAATTAAAGTACTATTTTTAACCATCACTATGGAAGGTCATCTTTATGAATATGGATTCGGGTTCTATTTGATTGACAAAACGGCAACGTATTATGCAGTTGGAATTGAATACGGTTCTTTCAAAAGCAATTTCATCTCAAAGGACGATATTCATACTAATTATAAACTTCTGCAATTCAATGCTGAAAATATAAAAAATATCTTCAAGATGTATAATATCACTTCTGGAATAAAGGTGAAACAAGTTTCCGAACAACTTATTGAATTGAAATACAGAGGCAAGACATATAACATAAAGAGTTGGAACGATTTTTATAACAGCACGAAATAACTCATTAGTGTTGTTGTATATATAAAATAAAAAATTGATTTTTTGTTTTTTAAATTAAAATTATGCGTAAATCAATAATTTTACTTATTGCTATTTCATTTATTGTGTCATCTGACGCATTTAAATCAAAAAAAAATAAATATTATGAATATTTAGTTAAAAAGTGTAATGTTTATTCATATAAACATACCAATAATGATAGTGTTTATTTGAAAATGAAAAATAATAATACATTGTCAAATACAACCACTTTTTCTCAATATGAATTATATTTAACAACTAAATATAAAAGAGAATGTTATGAAAATTTAAATAAAACAAATGGTGGATTGGATGTAATGTTATGTTTAGTAATTTGGATTGTATTGACAATTTTTATATAAAGAAATAACATTATTTTTTGTTTATTATGGATCTAAAAGTTAGTCATGAAGGTGGTTTTTTTTCATGTTGTTCTGTGCGTTTATATTATTTAGTTTTATTTTTTAATAAATATAAACAATTGCCAACATTATTTGATACTACTGGATTTTATACTTGGTATAAACAAAATAATTCAAAAGAAGATATTACATTTGAATATTTCAAACATTATGATGATGTGTCTGAAAAAATAGAATATACCGATGATATTGATTATCATGAATGCTATCAATATAAAGATTATCCAGAACTCGATTTAAAGAGTTTAGCGCCATTTATAAGAAAATTTTATACACCAACAGATAAAATAAGAGAAATACAAAAATTAATTGAAGATAAATATAATATAGATTTTGAAAATACTTGTGTATTATTTTATAGAGGAAATGATAAGGCAACAGAATTTAAACCACCAACGTTTGATACATATTTGAAATATGTAAATAAAATTCTATTAAATAATCCAAATATTAAATTTTTGGTTCAAAGTGATGAAACAAATTTTTTAAATTTTATGAAATCACAACCATTTGCAGATAAAATAACAATATTTTATGATGAAATACGTCATATGTATAAAAAAAATAATACAGTCGACAAAGTAAACAAGGAATTAAACTATGAATATTCGCAAAAATACTTAGCAATTACATTAATTATGTCTAAATGTAAACATATTGTTTGTAATAGAGGTAATTGTTCTATTTGGATGGTATTTTTTAGAAATAATACAGATAATATTATTGAATTATAGAGAATCCTGAATTAGTAATGATAGAAAAATCTAAATTCCAATTAATTTTATTTCTTTTTTTCCATGTATCATAAGCTTCTTCTATATGTTCGTCTAATTGTTTATCATCATAATTATTTATTTTTTTAATATGTTGATTGATTTTATCAATATTTTTAGTTCTTCTAGAATGACCGTAATGGGTTGATGCATGACACATTTTACATAAAGCAATAATTCTAACTAATTTTTGCGTATTTGTTTCAAAATCATAATCCCATCTTTCATGTGCTTCTAAATACTTATTTTTTCTTTTACCACAACATTCGCATTTATAGTCAACTCTTTCATATATATGATGTCTTATTAAATTCCAATCGGCGTCATTAAATAGATATCTAACATTTTTAAAATATGATGTTTTTGGAATCATATCTATAAATAATTTATTAGAACCAAACTCTCTATCTTCGCCAATAATTTCTATATTTTTATAAATATCATATAAAGAACATAATTCATTATCTTCTTCACAATACCATCTTTTTAAAATTTTATCCCATTTACCACCTAATATTTTAGCCGTTTTTCTTTCTTTATATGGTATATTTAAATAAACACACGCAGTCATTTAATTTATATTTTGATATATATTTATATAAAAAAATGATGATATATTGATAATATTTTATATTAAAATGACTTATTATTTAAATTTAAATGAATTTCTAATGAAAATAGAAATAGCTACATTTGAGAATGATGGAATTATATATGATACATATGTATGTGATAGAATTTTAGCAAAACATAATACTATCATATATTTAAAAAATAAATTACCAGTTGAAAAATTTTATGATATTACTTTTAATCCTGAAACAATTGACAGATTCATAAAGAAACCTAGTATTAAAATTATATTTAAGGAACAAAATAATTATGTAAAATTTCTTAAATACATTGATAATAATATTAATTTCATTAATATGTTAAATATTTCTTATAAAATTACATTGTCAAACGAAGAAGCACCACCATTTAAAAATAATAACTATATTTGCTATGGATTGCTAATGGATAAAAATAATATTTATTATTCAAATAATACAGGAACACCATATGACTATATTATGTCTGATACATTAGACAAAAAGATTATTAATGATATCATTAATAAAACAACACAATTTATAAGAGGATTTCATTCAAATTCTGAAATTTTTAATGATATATATAGAATGATGGGAGAAGGTTGGAAAATTACAAATATGCCTTATGAATTTATATCAAATGAATCATTTTCTGAATTTTGCCCTATATGTTTAGAACAAATAATATTAAAAGACACACAAGTTGTTAAATTATATGAAAATATTTTCTATAAAGATAAATCAAATAGTTATACAATTCACCATAATTGTTTAATTAAATTCTTTAAAACACAAAATAATCGCATATTTTTTAAATGCCCTTATCGATATACAATTGATTTTAATGTTTGCAAATATCTAGTAGATTATAATAATTAATTATAATCTACCAATAATTTGGTATGTAATTTTACAAGGATTAAATAATTCATATAAAAAAGTAATTAATGAATTAGTATCTTTAAAATTTTTACATGTATATAGATCCATTGCTACTTTTTTTTCCATTACAAATGTATGAATTGATAAGTGAGATTCGCTTAATACATAAACGCCTGTAACACCAAAAGGTTCAAATTGATGCATAACTTTACCAACAACACTTAAATTAAATTTTGCAACAATTTTATCAAGGATATCAGATATGCTTTGAGTAAATTGAAGCATATCATAATTTTCAATTTCATGAATATCAATAATAATATGAGTACCTTCTGTAATAATAGGGTGAATTATTGACGTCATATTTTATTATAGAATATTTAAATATTATTATATATATTTAATTAAATGATAATAGGAGCACATATACCTCGCGAAAAGACTATAATTGAAACAATGACACAAATAAAAGACAATAATGGTAATGCTTTACAATTATTTTTAACAAATCCAAGAAGTTTACAAATATCAGATAATTCTAAATATATAAAGGAATCGCATTTAATAAAGAAATTTTGTAATATAAATAAATTTTCATTAGTAGTACATGGTCCATATGTAATAAATTTAGCAAAACCATTTTTTAATGGTAAAAAACCTATTGATATTAAAGATACAATTGTTATACATGATATAACGTCTGCTAATTATATTGGAGCATCAGCATATGTTTTACATGTTGGTAAATATACAACAAGCAAACCAGAAGATGCAATTGAAACAATGAGAATAAATATTAAAAATATAATAAATGAAATGGAAAGTAGAAATATAAAGACAAAATTACTATTAGAAACACCAGCAGGTCAAGGAACAGAATTATTAACAGATTTTAATGAGTATTTAGATTTTTATTATTCATTTACGGAAAAAGAAAGAGAATTATTTAAATTATGTATAGATACATGTCATGTCTGGAATTGTGGATATGAATTAAATGAAATATCAAGGATGGTAAAAAATAAAGAAGACATAATATGTATTCATTTAAACAATAGTATAACTAATAAAAATGCTAGATTAGATAGACATGAAACATTATTTAATGGTAAAATAAATCCAAATGATTTAAAGGATTTTGCAAAAGCATTTGAGAAATCTATAATAATATTAGAAAAGCCATCAGATGAATATAAAAAAGAAATAGAATATGTTAAATAGTTTTTTGTCTAGTATTTTTATTAAATATTTGTCTATCTGATTCTTGAAAATTATTTAAATTTTTAAAACTATTAACCCATTCTCCGTTCATATCATAATCATTTTCATTAAAACATGTTTTTTTATTAATATATTTAGATGTAAGATATGTGTTTTCTATAACTTTACCATCTTTATTTTTTTTTAAATTATTTATTTGTTGAATAAAAGCAATATCATTAAATTTATTATATTTATCTTCTAGTTGCTTAATATGATCTATTGATATCTCAGTTGATTTATTTTGAAAAGTATAATCCATATTTAATTAAAGTAATTATTTTATATTATATAAATAGAAAAATGTCGTCATCAACAAGAACAACAAAAAAACCTATAACAACAATAAAAACTAATGCAGACGCGAGTAAATTTGGTTCAGATATGAGATCAAGTTGTATTATTTTATATTATTGGAATAGTTGCGGTCATTGTCATGCATTTAGACCATTATGGGAAGAATTATCACTTAGATATGGAAATGACGTACCTTTTTATGAAATAGAATATAATGATATGACTTTATTTCCAGAAAAATATAGAAAATCTTCTTTTCCTACAATAGTAGGTTATAATCAATCACAAGAATATGAATATAATCAAAGTCGTACATTAAATGATTTAAGCAGATTTATAGAACAACAGGTTAAAATTAAATCAGCACCAACAATTATAAATAGAACTAGATCTTTAACAAAAAAGACAGCACCCAGACCCGCGACTCCTAGACCAAAACCAAAAACAGTTCCTGCAAAATTAACAAAATCCAAAACAATAAAATAAATATATTTAAAGATTTTTTCATATTTTTGTTATAAATGGAGAATATGGATTTGATTAATGATATTATTGAAAATAAAAAAGAACCAACGGAAGATGAAATGGAAACATTTAAAACTCTTGTAAATGATTGGTTTAAATATGATGATGCCATTCGAAAACTAAAAATTGCCATACGCGAGCGCAAGGTATTGCAACAAGTTTTAAATACAAAAATACAAGATTTTATGTTTAAATATAATTATAATGATTTAAATACACAAAATGGAAGACTAAAAACAAATGTAAAAAACGTACAAAAACCCATTAATATCAAAGAAGTTCGCGAAATTATATTAAATAATATAAATTTAACAGGTGAAGAATTATTAAATATTATTTTTAATAGTGAAAATAGACCAGTTGTAGTTAAAAAAACTATTAAAAGAATTATTCCAAAAGTATCAATGAGTTTGGATATTTAAATAATTACAATCATAATCATAATTAGTAGAATAATATATTCTACGTATATTATATTTATTGATAAATTTAGTACATTTTTCACAAGGCTTTGACATTTTCAAACAATTATTAAATTTTTGAGAGGCAATACGAACTACATAAATATCACATTCATTTAAAATATTTCTTGATTTTAAAAGTTGTGAAATTGCAGCTACTTCGGCGTGAATACTATTATTATCATTTAGATAATGTGTCATATAATTAAATCCACAAGCAATAACTTTATTTTTATAAACAACAACAGCTCCGTGTTTTTGTTGCATAGTAGAAAATTTTGCTGTTTGGGCGGCAATATCTAAAAATAATTGATGTTTTTTATTAATATCAGTTTCATTTTCCTTATTTTCACTTTCGGCTTGCCTCCGTGTTTTAATATAATGCATTACGTAAATTAATAAAATATAACAAAAATCATTTTTTTATGAGAATTTTAGCATAACTAGTTTCTTAAAATTTTTTTTATTATATAAATCAATAAACATATTCCTTTTCTTTTGTTTTTGAAAAATAATATTATTATGATAGATTTCTTCCTTTGTTGGAGGATAATCAATATACCAAGATATTAAATCTTCATAATTAATTATTTTTTTATAGTCATATTTATATTCATAACACATATGCATAATTGCTCTTGCAATAATTCCTTTACTATCTTCATGAGGTTTAAATAATTTTAATTTTGTATTAATATAATTATCAGTTTCATTTAATCTAATAAAAGAATTAATATTATAATTATCTACAAATTTATAATTTGATCTCATATTATTAATGTATGAATCACATTTAAATATATTATGCATATCATTATAATGTCTTTTATACATAAATGATTTTGGAAAAACATGTTCTAATGATAATTTACCAGTGTTAGATATGCAAGCCGGCGAGTAAATTATTGGTGTACTGTTGCACATAATTACTGATCGTATCATACTAAATCCAGATACACACATAGTAAAATAAATAATAAAAATATAAATCATTTTTTATATTAGATAAAAAAATGGGAATATATATACTATTATTTATAACTATATTAATTTATTTATTTTTTACATTAAATTCAATAATATGGTTAAAAGACAAAGATATGCAAAATATAAATGATAAAATAGTAAAATATTTAATATATATAAATTTTATTATATTTAGTTTAATATTATTAGTATTATTATATTTTTATACATTTAATAAAAATATTATTATAAAATAGAAATGCGCAGAGGTGGAGGACAAAGATTTACAAATGTATATCGAGGTGGTTCATCTGTTGAAGAAGGTGGAAGTGATAATACTGCTTTAATATTAATTTCAGTATTTATTTTAGCAATTATTGTAGGCTCAATAGGATATGGAAGTTTCTATTATCGTCGTGAAAATTTTGAAGATTCAAAACCATCTGCTAAATATACATTACAATACTATTGTATGCCAAATTGCGGATATTGTAATGATTTTGATTCAACATGGGAACGTTTAGTAAGTGAAGTTTCAACTAATCCATCACAATATAATTTTACAACTGTAAAATATATGATAACTGATAATGGTGAAGGAAAAGCATCAGCTGCTAAATATAATATAAATAGTACTCCTTCTATATTATTAGTTAAGAAGGATAATCCAAATACATATTTCATATTTAATGATACCCGTGATTTAACTACTCTAAAAGCATTTGCAAATAAAAATGCAGTTTGATAAATGAAATAAATATAATATTATAAATAAAATGGCATCAAAAATTTCATTATATGATTTATATGAAATAAAGAAAAAGAAAGATACAAAAATAAATGAAGCATTTAATGTAATATTGACAACATGTCATAATAAAATTAAAAGTATAGCAGAAATCGGAGGTCAATCGCTTTATTATAAAATACCACCTATTATAGTTGGATATCCTTTATATTCTCATTCTAATTGCATTGAATATATAATTAAATCATTGCAAAAAAGCGGATTATATGTATCTCTATTACCAAATAATGCGATGATATATATATCATGGAAGATAGAAGATGTTAAGGAATCACAGAAGTATCTTCTATTACAATAGAAGAAGTATCAAATTGTTTCATAAAATTTGTAATATCAGTAAATCCTTGTAAAATTAAATTTTCAATATCATCTTTATTAAAATTGAAATATATATTATTATTAGTAAATTCTAAATTATAGAAAGATTTAAATGGACTTTCATTAATTATTAATGGATTTTTGAATTTACTTATTTTGGAAACATAACTATATTTTAATGAATTAGCATATATAATTCCAACAAGTTGTTTATAATAATCAAGAAAATTAATTTCATTTTCATCATTTATAGTATTAATAACATCATAGTCATCTTTAACATAAATAACAACATTTAAAATATCATCATGATTAATATTACTAAAAATTTCATAAGGTAAATTGTTAGTAATACATCCGTCAACATAATATTTATTATTTATAATAACAGGTTTTGATAAAACAGGTATACACATTGAAGCTGCAACAGCATCTAAAACAGATACATCTGGATAATTATCAACATTAAAAATAATATTAGCACCATCATTAATTCGTGTTGTGCTTACATAAATATTAACACCTGTAAGTTTTGATAATTCAACAAATGTGATATCATTCATTTTATATTTTTTTTGAATATATTCCCTAATATATTCAACGTATAATTTAGAATCATTGAATCCTAAATTTGAAAATAAATTTAGAAATTTACTACTTGAAATTGATGAAATATCTTTATTATCTAACATTTTAATAAATATTTCTTCTAATTCGTCAATTGGTATTTTTAAAGCAAATGCTAAACAGAAGAAAGAGCCCATTGATGTTCCTGCTACATTTTTTATATAATTATCAAGTTTATAAAAATATATATATCGTAATATACCTAATAAACATACAGAACGTATTGCACTTCCAGAAAAAACTAAATGCGTGAAGTATTTCATATTAGTTAAAATATAATAACGTTGTTTATATATTTTTATTAGCAATAATAATTGCCAATTTAGTTATTTGATCGCATAAAAGTATTATAATAATACCTATAAAAATAAATAAAAATAAATTATATAAATTAACATCAACTTTAATTTTATTACTAGAAGAATTAGTAAAATGTTCGATATTATCTATTTTTATTCCTTGTTTCGGATAAAGTTTATCATAATTTTTTCTAAGTGATTTTAAATAATCTCCTAATAATGGAGATGTTTTATAAAGCGGACTATTATCCATTCTATTTGTTTCAACATTACTAATATTTAAATAAGCGTCATATTCATCATAATCATAAGGTTCAACATCATTTACATTAGATGTATTTAATAATGGCATTGTTTGATTAACAACAGTGTTTAATGAGACGTCTATTGCTTTTTTAAAAGAATCCATTGAATTGCTATCAATTGGTAGTTTATATTCTGGAACTTGTAAGGGAGAACAATCTGATTTATAAGGAGGTGGTTCTTCTATTTTTTCTTTTTTTTTCTTATTTTTAGAAGTATTATTAGCTACTGGATATGCTTCTTCAAGTGTAGAATAAAGCATTTTTTCTATTATTAATATGGAAAAGAAAAAATAATAATAATATTAGAATGATAATTGATATATTTTTTCGTTATTTAATAATTGGTATTATTTCAGCCTATTTATTAATTTATGGATTAAGACCATCCATACCATATCCTGAAACATTAATTGAAATTTACGAGCATTATTGGGTAATATTAATATTAATTATAATAAATATATATTTATTGTATTGGGATTTAAGAATTGGTGTTATGATGTTATTAGCAATTGTAGCACTTGTTTTTGATATGGCAAATTTTACTAAATAATGCATATAAGAAATTTTAAAGTAATATTTGTAATGACAACAGATAGTGGTAAAGATTTATTATTATCATCTTTATATAGTTTTTATGAAAATAATGAAAAATATAAGGCAATTTTAAAAACAATTATAGATGGAAAACATGTTTTATCACTACGAATGATCGATTGGTTAGTAACGAGATATGCTAAAAATAATAACATTATTTATTGGATAAATGATATAGACAATAATATTTATTATAATCTTCCTGATAATTATTCAAATGAAAAATATAGAAAAATAACATTATATTTAGATTATAGAGCTCAATTAAAGTCATTTAAAAAATTTAATTTTGATGCTTTTCGAAGACACGACAGAATATCATTTATGATTAATTCTGAGAAAGAACAATACATCGAAACTACAATAGGTCAATTAAATTTTTTCAAGTGGGCTTTTAATAATAAAATAATTAATTATGCTGTTGATAATCAAAAAAGTATTTATGAAAATATGTCTAAATTTTCATATAAAAAACAATTTAAAAATTATAATAAAAATCCTTTAGTTTCAAAACAAAATATAATAAATACAAAATGTTTTGTTACATTTGATTAATTATTAGTTGGAGTGCTTCCAATTTCAAAAGAAGTTGGGCGAACATCTGGTTCAATAGTTGATATACCCCATGGGCTAACAGCTATTTGCGGATTAGGTGGTTCAGAACGTAATTGTAGATTAGCATTACGTAATGATTGACCGATAGTATTTATTCCAATATGATAACCAGCAGTTAAGAAATTTTGATCTCGGATATCACCTGTACCGGAAGGATTTATTTCAGCCCATTTAGAATTACCGGCATCTTTTGGTAATAAATCACTACTGGTTAAACGATCGCGATTTAAATAAGATAAGTCATCGGTTTTTTGAGGAGGTAGTTGAGTACTATCAGTAAAGTATTCAAGATTATTATTAACAACAGCGGATCCATATTGTGGATCATTCGGTGTAGAAGCATTAACACCGTTTAATAAAGTAGGATTAGAAGCATTTTCAACATTGGCTAATTTATTTGCATTTTCTCCAACAGATGGTAAATTCGCGTGTTGTTGTTGCGCTAATGAATACATATTAGTCGATTGGAAAGCATCATCTTCAAAACGTTCTACATTATCCATTTTACATTTGGAATTATAAGAAATTAATAGTAAAAGAGTTAATAATAATAAAATCGCTATTGAAAAAGAAATAACTATTGAAGAACTGTTAGAAGTCATTTATATCTATCTATTATAATAATATAGATAAAATTATAATTTTAAAATATATTTTTTTAATTTCAAAATCTTTTTTTCCCAATTTTCAATATTTTCTTCTTTTTTAATTTCAGTTAATAAAAGTTTTGCTTCATTAATATTTTCTAAATAAGTTTTTATTTTTTCATTAATAGTTTTTTCATAAATATTAACTTCATCGTCCCAATCATCTTCTATTTCTTTCTTATTCCAATCGTTATTATTATCACTTATTTCTTCGATGATAATATTTTTTATTAACCATTTATTACCTATTTTATTTGATTGTATAAATAAGCCAAAAAAAGCGATATCAACAGTAATATTATAATCTTTTAATTTATTATTATTTTTAATAATTGATAAAATATCATTAACATCTTTTTCAATTCCATTAAATGAACCAGATGTTTTATTATTTAAATAAAGATATATATGAGAAATATCATTTAAATAAGAAGTATAATATATATTTTCAATATCATCCGTTGATTCATACCAATCTGTATTTTCTTTTAATGTTTCAAAAGATAATTCATCAATCTCATTAATCTTGTTTATAGAATTTTCATTAATTTTTATCGGAATAAAACATTCTAATAAATGATTATGAGTATTTATTATTTTAATATCACTTAATTCTAATAACAATGGAGATGATAAATATGAAATAGCATGATTAGTTTTTTGTTGCGGAAATTTTAATAAATGTTTCATTCTGTATAATATTAAGTTAATCTATATAATAATTATGACGCAACAAAAAAATAATGTTAAACCAGTTGATTTACTAATTAGTTTTATAAGGAATGAAATATTAAACGAAGATATTAAAACTGAAATAATTAAGCCAATATTAATTTATCTGTTATATTATATTATACCTTTTGTAATTTTAATAATTATATTAAATTTTTTTACAACTATAATAGCTGTATTTTTAGTTTTTTATATTAGAAAATAATATATTATGTTATATTAGAAATTAAATAATAATATGATTACTAGACAAAAATTAAATCAACGCAAATACGGAGGTTATGAAAATGGATGTGGGTTTTCAAGTGCTGATAGCAAAGGATACATGTTAAATCAAGATAATTCAGCAGCAGCTTCATCTATGCCGAGTTTAACTTCATCCGCTCATCCAACTAAAGGTGGAAGTGGTGGATGTGGTGCATGCGGAGCTACCCCGCCTTTAAATGGTGGAGCTCAACGTCGTCGCAGAGGTGGTGCCCCAATAGAATTAACTGCGTTTATATCAGCTCTTGCTTTATTAGGCGCGCGTTTAATAGCTGACAAAAATAGTGGTTTCCAAAATCCATTTGCTTCAAGTGTAGCACAAGAACAGGAACAAGAACAAGTTGGTGGACGAAGAAAACCACGTGCATACCGTGTACGTTCTGCTCCACGTCGTTCTAAATCACCTGCACGACGCGCGGGTCGTCCGGCTGGACGTTAAATAATATATTTCATATTATTTTTGTTTTCATTTAAATAAATAATTGAACGAGAAATTAATTCATTATATTCATATTTATCAAAATTGTCAATAATATACCATCCTCTCATATATGTATTTTCATCTGTTTCGAATGGTTGTTTAACAACTTCATAAATTTTATTTTCATGAATCATTACTATAAAATTCATACTTCACAAATAATAATTATATATTACATAATTCATTTTTTATTTATATGTGAATTTAAAAACGATAATAAAATATATAAAATTATATTAATAATGAATTTGGATAATTTAAATGTATTTTTTGAAATGCCAACAGCAACGGCAACAACATTATTAAATGATATATTAAAAAATAATGATAATAAAAATAAAATTATAGTTAGTGATAATGTATATTCTGATACAAAAATTGATGATTGGGCTAAGGAATTACCTTCAACTATTGGAGGGTCTATATTAATAGATAAATTGATTAAAACACCAATAAATGATATAAATTTATTAAAAAATCGACAACAAACAACATTTAAATTATTAAATTATCAAAAAGAAATATTGAAAAAGAATGAGAAAGATTTATTATGGATAATGACATTAAAAGAAGAAATAGATGAGGATTTTTCAATAAATTTATTATTTCCATCAACCTATATAATAAATAATATGAATTATAATAAATATTTAGTTGATTTTTATCATTTTTATAAAATTATTATAATGCCTATGACATGTGTTATGTATCCATTATCAGCTATTTATATGCCTTATTATTATTTGAATAAATATTTGAAATTAAATATGAGTGTAAAAAATTATTTAGAAATAATTTTTCAATTTATTAAAATGATTTTTAAATATTCAGGAAATATTAGAAATGATATTATCAAAATCATAACAGCTTTTTCATATATTGGATTATATTTATATGGTATATATCAAACTTTTTATATTTCATATACAATTTATAAAATTAGAGAAAAGTTATTTAATAAAATACATGGATTAATAACATTTATTAAATCAACAATTACAATAATAAAACAAACTGATAATATTTGGAAGACATTTTTCTTATATAATAATGAATTGGACGAAAAAGCAATTATACATAGTTTATATAATTTAGAAAAATTAGATTATGATATATCGACTATATATAAATTATGGAAACAGGATAGTTATAAAAACGATATTATTAATATATTAAAAGTTATATATACAGTTGATGTAATCGATGTTATATCTAGATTAAAAAGTGATAAGAATTGGTGTTTACCAACATATGATAATACTGAAACAAAAATATGGGATATTAATAATCCATTAATAAAATCAAATCAAGTTGGAAATCCAGTTAATTTAAATAAAAATATTATAATAACTGGTGTAAATGCAGGTGGAAAAACGACATTTGTAAAATCTATAACACTAAATATTGTTTTAGCACAAACATTTGGTATAATAAATGCATTAAAAGGTAATATATATCTATATGACGCTATAACAACATTTATGCGCGTAGTTGATATAACAGGTGAAATGTCTTATTTTGAAACTGAAACTAATTATTGTAATAATATGATAAATATAGCACAACAATTAGAAAAAGAAAATAAACGAGGATTATTTTTAATGGACGAGCCTATGCATTCAACGCCGCCAATTGAAGGAGTATCTGTTGCATATTCAGTAGCAAAATTTTTAGGAAATATGAAAGGTATAACATTAATAATAACAACTCATTTTCATAATTTAATTGAATTAGAACATGAGTATAAATCAAGATTCATAAATTTAAGTGTTAGTGCTAAATATAATGATAAAACTAGTAATTATGAGTTTAATTATAAAATAAATAGAGGAGGTTCTAAACAAATTATTGCGATAGAATTATTAGAAAAACATAAATTTAATAAAGACATTATTAAAAGTGCGATAGAAATGAAAAACAAAATATATAGCCAAAATTTAAGAAATGTTCGTATTTAAATTATTTACCATAAACAATATTTTATTTTATGTTAGCTATATTATTCTTGTCATATTATTATTATTTTTATCATATAAATATTTATACCTAGAACAATCAAATTTTGTAATTACATCAAGATTAAATAAATTAGAGGTTGAATTAAATGGTGGTATATCTAAACCAATAACTAATATTTCAACAAATGAATTTTATAAAGATAAATATGAATCAGCAAATGAAATGATGAATAATATATATGGAGATTATAATGATAAATGTGATATAAATGGCAAATGCTCTGTTTCAAATGATAATGATGATGATTCAAATGAAATTGAAATAACAGTTATAAGTCATGATAAACCAGTAAAAACAAAAGATATTTTTGATTTAAAGAAAGAAGTTATAGATGATAATGTATCAGTTATAAGTTCAAATGTTGCATCTAGTTCTCTTACAAAGAAAAGTTTAAGTAGATTAAGTAGTGATAAATTAAAAGCCAAATGTGATGAATTAAAAATAAGCAATGAAGGAACTAAAAATCAACTAATAGATAGAATAATAAACCATGAAAATTTAAAAGTAGTTGAAGATGAAGTTATAATATCTGATGAATAAATATAAAGATATTTATTAAACTTATAATATATGAACGACGAAAACGAAGATATTGGGCTTGTAAAAATTAATTATGATGTTTTTAGAAATTGTTTAAATATATATAATAGTTCAAATATACAAATATCTGAAAATATTGTAAATAAAGCGAATGAGTTAATTAATAATTATAGTTGTTTTATTAGCAATTATGATGCTAGAAGTTTATGGGAAAAGAAAAAAATAATAGCTCAAAATAAAACAAAGACTAAATCAAGACCTCATATTATTTATATTGATTTTAGTGATGATGCTAAATGTAAGAAAGAATTTATATCTTATTTAAATAAGTTAACAGATGTTAATAAAGAAATAATTTATGGAAAAATATCACATTTTATAACTCAAATTAGTGATGAAATAAAAAATACTTTATTTGACATATTAATAAATTTTATAAAAACATCAAATAATAAAATTTATATAGAAATATTATATTTATTTGAAGATACGTATATTGAAAATAACATAACTAAATATTATGAAAATTATTTAAAAACAAAAGAATGGTTGCCTGAAAAGATTTTAATAGAATATAAATTAATTTTTGAAGAACAATATTATGATACTTATTGTGAATATATTAAAATTAAAAAAAATACATTATCAATGTTAAGAGCTTTATGTATTATATTAAAAAAAATAAATAAGAATCATATAATAAATGAAATAATAAAATCAATTATTAATGAATTGACAAATGATATTTACAATGCTACAAATTATAAACATATTATTGAATTATTATTAGACGAGTATACTATTGTATTGGATTTTATGCCAAATCAAGAATATATAGATTATATTAAAAATTATGATACAACTAAATTAGATAATTCAACAAAATTTAAAATTTCCAACATTATTGATAAGTATTTATCATAATTAATCTACATTCATTTGGATTATTTTGAATATCTTCTACGAATCCTCTTTTTTTATAAAATTTAATAAGATTATTATAATTATTATTATCAATATCAACAAATAATATTAAATTATTATTTTTAAATTTATCATACACATATGATAATAATTCAGTTGCAATTCCAATATTTCTATAATTATTATTTACACATAATTGGTTAATAGATAAATATTCCTCATATTTATGTAAACCTAAAAATGCAATAATTTCATCATTATGTAATTTATATATTAAATATTCATATGTATTTAATCTAGATTTTTCAAAATTTTTCAAAATTAGATTATTTATTTTTGTTTTAATTAATGAAGATGTTGAATTGAATAAAGATAAACATATCATTATATAATAGAATAATTTAAAAAAAATGGTTGTTAAATTTAATAAAGAAACTATTATAAAAAATTTAGAAATAATTAGAGATTATGAAAAATTTAATAAAGATATTTATAAAGTTAAAGCTTATGATAACGTTATTAATAATATCCTTATTTATCCAAAAGATATAAAAGAATTGAATGATATAAAGGAAATACAAGGAATAGGAAAGGGTATTTATGAAAAAATAAAAGAATTATATGAAACTGGTAAAATTTCATATATAATAAATAATATTAATAAGGATAAATTCTATAAATTTAAAAAAGAATTAATTGAAATATATGGCATAGGTCCGTCAAATATAGAAAAAATAATAGAGAGTGGTATAAAATCTATAACACAATTAAAGAAAAATGTTTTTTGCCTTAATGATAAACAAAAAATTGGCTTAAAATATCATAAAGATTTAAAGAAACGCATACCATTAAAAGAATTTAAAGATCATATGAAAATATTAGAATCAGATATACCATCTAATATAACACATGATTTTGTTGGTTCTTATAGACGTGGCAAGAAATCAATGGGAGACATAGATATTATTATCATGAAAAATACAAAATTTGATTTAAAGAAATTTGTAAATTCCTTAAATACAAAAGGTTATGTAATAGAAACATTAGCATCCGGTGTAAATAAATTTATGGGAATTGTAAAAATAGATAATAAACCAGCAAGACGATTAGATATATTAGTTGCACCGGATAATGAATATTATTATTCATTATTATATTTCACAGGTTCTAATATATTTAATATAGGTATGCGTAGTTATGTTAAAAATAAATTTGGACTTTCTTTAAGCGAACATGGATTTGATAAAAAACATCCAGAAATTAAAAGCGAGGAAGATATTTTTAAATTTTTAAATTTAAAATATGTTGAACCTAAAAAAAGAAATAATTTTATCTCATAAAAATAATATTTTTGTTTATTAGAATAAAAACTTATTTATGGCGGATTTTGGCGTGTCTTACTTTATTAAAGCCCTTTCTTCTGTTATTACTTTAATTCTTTTAGTAATTATATATAGCTATTTACATAACTTAGAAAATAAGGGTTGTGCTTGCGCTTTAACTAAAAATTTTAGTTTCATTAAAGGATTTACCATATTTGCCATTATTTATTTACTATTTACCGCGATGATACCCGATGAAGCCTTATATAATACATTCGGTAGCACCATTGTGATTGTAAATAAATATGTTGATTTAATATTCGTCTTAGTATTTATTTATTATTTATATGAAGTATTCAAATATACTCGATATTTAGTAAATGAAAAATGCAAATGTTCTGTAGACTCTCGTCGTGAAATAATAATGATAGGAACAATGATAGAATTCTTCTTAGTGTTTGTATTATTCTTACTCCATATCATTATATTTGTTATATTTTCAACATTCTTCAATGTTGTAAATGGTGTTAATAATGGAGTAGATGAAGTACATAGTATAATACGTGATCCTATATCATCTATTGGTAAAATACCATCCAAATTATCATCAAGTGTTAAAGAAATAAGTGATGATTTAGAAAAAACTGTAAGAGAAATTGGTCGTGTTGGTTCAATACGTTCTCGTTAAATATTTAAAGTACGATTATTTCCAGGTTTTCTACCTCGTGTATTTGATTTTAATATTTTTACATCTGTCGCATCTTCAATAATTGATGTTATTTCTTCATCACTTATTGATAATGTTTCTATTTTTGAATCTTCATCAGGATAGATTGAGATTTTATTATGAACGTTATTAATTATTTTATTAATATCTTGTTCTGGTTTTGAATGAAATGATTGTTGTGGTGGAGGAGATATATTTTTATTTAACCCGCTAAATAAATTATTAACCATTCCAAAAAGACCAGATGAATTTCCAAATAGACTATTTACACCACCATCATTTTGAGGTTGTTTTATTTGCTGTTTGGGTGCACTATTTGCAGATGAATTTCCAATATTATTATATATAAATTGTTTTGCAGCTGCATTCTGGAATTGTTTCATTAATTCTGGATTAGCTTTGAGAACTTCTTCAACCCCTGGTATAGAACTTTCTTTAAACATTTTAGATGTTAAATGGAACATAAAAGCACTACCTGATAAACTTATAAATAATCTTAATTCAGGAGGCATTGATTTGCCCTTTGATTTATATTTATCATGTAATTCTTCAAAAATATCATCAAAATCTTTTAAATTTTCATGAACTTGTTCGGACCATCCATCTAATTTTATAGCAAATGGATCATATCTAGTATTTAGATATTCTGTACCTGTTACAAAAGCCATAAGCATTTTTCTTTGAAATCTTACACTTGCATCAATTTCTTTGTCTCTAATTATTTTATTATATTCCTGTCTAATATCTTCTATATTAGATTGCATTGTAAAGGTTTTAGGAATAGTATATCCCTTTGATTCTAAACGATTAAGTTGATATAATATTTCTTTTTTTTCATTTAATTCATTCTTATATGGATTAAGTTTTGACGAAGGTTTTTTTTCAATTTCATCATCATCTTCATCTGAGCCATCATCACTACCTTCTTCATCATCTGTTTCGTCTTCACCGCTATTACTACTCTTTTCATCATCATTTTGACTTTGTGTATCGCTTTCAGATTTATCATCATATTCATCTTCATCTTCTTGACTACTTTCATATTTTTTAGGAGGTTTTTTCATTGGTTTTTTTAATTGTCTTTTTGGTTCAATTGAACGGGTGCTTGATGAACTTGATATAGATGACATCGAAGATAATGATGCGATATCTGCGCTTATTTTATTTTTATTAAATAATAAATTAGTATCATTTGTTGGAAAATCAATATATTCATTCATTTATACTTACTAAAAATTATATATGTTTATATGTCTTAAATAAACGAATAATCTAAAAATTAAAAATTCTATGTAATATCGAAGGAGCATCGTTAAACATTAAATCATATTTGAATCGGGGTAATAATCTTAATTTATTATTATCGTCATTAATTACGTTTTTATTATCTTTTTCAACAATTACACCATCATCTTCAATCTTATTAATATTTTCAAGTTCATTTAAATCAACTGGCGTTTCATCAATTAAATTATCATCAACATTTAATATATGTATATTTTTTGTTGTTATACATTTTTTATTTAATGTTTCAAAATATAAACCAGAAATATAATAATTATTATATCTAATGAAATAATCAAAATGATCGATATGATATAATGATTTATAATATACAAAATTAAATAATTTCATATTAGTCGATCCATATTTATTAATTATTAAAGGAGTTGAACCTAAATAAACTTTATTAGTATTGTTAACATTAATATATTCATATACTTTTTTATTTATAAAAAAAGATACCTTTTCTGATGTATAAGATAATCCTAAAATTAAATAATACGGCGTATGAATTACATCTTTATCTATATCATTTATTAAACCAGAATACATTTGATTTCCAATACAAATATTTACATCATAATTTAAATTTTCTCTAACAATAAAATCAACATAAACAACACTTGGTGAATATGAAGGTCTTGCATTTATATCAGTATTAGTATTTCCAGTTAATTCAAATAATATATTATGATTAGCAGTAAAACTATCTATTTTAGAAACTAAAAATATACTAAATTCAGTTAATTCAAAAGTTTCGGTATTATTTGCAAAATTAAAACAGGACGGACCGTTTAATTGAATACCACTTATATTTGCTAATTTTGCACCATTATTATTTAGATTATTATCGATTAAATCAATTGCTTTGTTAAATTTGAAATAATTATTAACATTATAATCATAATGTTTTTTTTCACTATCACTATCATACCATTTTCCTTCATTTAATGATATTTTATCATCATAAGTATTAATACACATAAATTTATACCCATAAAGAGGTATTATTGATTGATTTTCAATAATTAAAGGTGCAAATGTTTCTTTTTTCTCATCATTTTCGGTTTCCGGTTGAACTGTAAATTTTTCATTAACATTATAATATGATAAAATTGCTAGTGTGATAAATAAACCTATAAAAAAACTAAAAATTTTAATTAATTTTATATTCATACCTTAAATTTATATAAGAATTATTTTATTAATTAAATTATTAATTATGCCAAAAGAAGAAGACGAAAATAGTATTTGCTCTGATAAGGATAACTCTGAAAGCAAAGAAACAATTTTAATTAAAGAAGCAGATGAAGATGACGAAGAAAATGAAGAAGAAAGTGGCGAAGAAGAAGAGGACGATGAAGAAGAAGATGACGAAGATGAGGAGGAGGAAGAAGAAGATGATGACGAATATGATCCTGCTATTATTCAATTTGAGCTATTTAAGAATTTTTTAACTGATAAGGAAGGTAATAATGTTGCTACTCATCTCGGTTCAATTTCTCATGAACTACGAAAGCTAAATAAAATAGCAGTTAAATTACTTGAAAAAAAATAAATTTATGCAATATTATAATTTAATTTAGCATAAGCATAATTATTCATTACTTGTTGGGCTGTTCCTACTGGTAAAATTAATTCACGAGTACTATAAAAAAATGGATCACTTCTTTTTCTATCAGTTAAAGTTTTTAATAAATATCTGTCTTCTAAATTAAATATACTTTCATTGCCATCTAAACTTACAATTATAGGAGATATAACCTTGGTTGTACCACTTGGTGTATAATAACTATTTGGATATTCAAAAATAACATCTATTTCACCTGATTTATCTAAAATTTTTAAATTTTTTGTATTTTCATAAGCAACAAATTCAGATGGAAATGGTAAATTTTTTCCAGACCATGATGTAATTTTATCAGGGGGATTTGGTGCTAATATTAACATTTTGTTAAATTTAGATGGATTTTTTATATTTCCTTTAATAGAAACTTTATCTTCAATTATATTTACATTTATTTTTACATAATCATTTTCAAATGATTTCATATTATACTATTAATAATATTCTAAAAAAATTTGCTAGTTCCTAATCCTTGTGCATTAGCAAGAGTTTTATAGCAACTTACACCGTCAGTAATTATTTGATATTTATTTGCTAATTCTGGATTTTTATCATTAATAAATTCACCAGCACTGCACGGTTTACATGGAATTAAATTTTTAATTGCATTTTCTCTGTCTTGTTTTACAATATCATCATAATTTTGTTGTAAATATAATCTCATTTCATAGCTTGAACGAATCATTTTATTTTCAGTTAATTTATCATTTATAAATGAATTAAAAGCACATCGTGGATTGTAATTTGTAAATGGACGACCATCAGACATTCTTATCGGACAACTCATTATATCTTTCTATTGATAATAAATATAAAAATAATTAAAATTCGTGTTCATAATATAAATTATGTATGAATAATTGCGACTGTCTTCCAACTCTTTGAGCTCGTCCAATAGCTTGTTGTTTATCAGCACCCATTTTATGAAAAATTATAATATCAGTAGCATAACTTATATCTATGCCACTACCAGCATATTGAGTATTTAATAATATTATATTTAAATTACCCGATTTAAATTTATCTAATATATTCATCATATGTGTTGTATTACCTTTTAAAAGTTCATAATTTAGTATTGATTCAGATAATTTTTGTTTAATTTTTTCAAAACTATTTTCATTTTTACTAAAAATTAAAAATTTTCCATCTGGTTTTGAATTTATTATTTTTAATAATGTATCTTCTTTATTTAATAAATCTTCCATAATGTCTTTTTTATTATCATTTACAATAGCAATCAATTTATCAGCTGTTGGAATATTTAATCTACAAATAGGACAATTTCTATTATTATGTAGCCATTTTATTAAACATTTACCACAAAAAACATGAGTACATTCTATAAATATCGGATTTGTCATTAAATCCATGCATATAGAACAATTTTTAGAATTTATTGAAGTTATTCTTTCTGTTAAATCTTTTATTTTTTCTTCTTGAAGTTCTATTTCATGATTAATATTTTTTAATCTTAAATTTTTTTGTTCTAGTGGTATATCAAGACTATTAATATAATTTTTTTCAGTCTCTTTATTAAATAAATCTCGTTTTAATTCTTTTGATACTAATTCAATTATATCATCTTCTGTTTCATTTTTACCACCTAATTCTTTTATAGCACCTGCAATATCATTTGCATTAATTTTATCTAATAAGTTTTCACTTAAAAATGTACGAATAACATTAATATTGGCAGCTAATTTGCATAAATAAAATTTTTCAACAGGTTCTGGGATATTAAAACTATTTTTAATAAAATTTTCATTATTTTTAACTAATATCAAGTTTATAAATTCAGTATTAAATAATTCTTTAAGTGTATTATTATATATAATAGGTAAATAATAATAATATATTTTTCTTAATAGTTCTTGATAAGTTCCAGAAATCATCCATAAATAGTAATATCTTATAAATGGCATAGTGTTTATAATATCATGTGCTTCATCTACAATAATTCGTTTCCAATTATTTATTATAAAATCATTATTATCATAATATTGTGAAAATAATATTTTTAATGTTGTATTTTTAATTAAAATAATATCAAAATTATTAAAATAATTAATAATTTCAGCTTTATTTGAACCTGTAAATTTAGGTAAATGTTTTTTAATAGTATTTAAATTATCAATAGTCAATACTTTAAGACTTGTATATGTATTTATCATATTTAACCATTGGATGTAAACAGGACCTCTTGGAACAACTATTAGAGTAGCTTTTATTGTATTAATATCAATTGATATTAAATTGTTAGAAGTTGAAATATTTAAATAACTATAATTTTTACAACTATTAAATGATTTAAAATATTCATTATTTATATGTATATTATTTGTATCATTATTAGCAATTAATGATAATGCAATTAATGTCTTACCATATCCAACCATATCTCCAAATATTCCGACATTTGTTGAAACATTTATAACATCACTTGTAATTTGTGATGTATCTATAAATAACATATTCATCAAATTATTTAATGTTTTTTTATTTGAAATTTTATATTGTATTTTTCCATTATTTTCCATTTCGATTGCTTTATTTAGTGCTGTTAATTGATGTGGTTTTAAATTGATTTTTATTTTCGACGGTTGTTCTGCTAATTTATTATTTTCGTTTAATTCAATATCATAATAATTAACAATTGACATTATATATATAATGAAATTAAAAATATATAAAGAATAAAAATCTATTTTAGTATATAATGAATACTAATAGCGAAGAACAAAAACAAAATTATGAAATAATTAATCCAGAAACAGTTGAACCAGTAGTTCCAAGTGAAAATAAAAAGAAAATAGTTTTTGGTTTACCAGGTGATAATTTTTCTTCAAAATTCCTTTTATCATGGACTGCTACTATTAATGCTCTATGGGAAACAAAGAAATATGATATTGTAATTAGCACTGGTATTAGTTCTTTTGTAACATTTGCAAGAATGCAAACTCTTGGTCTTGATGTTCTACGAGGAATAAACCAAAAACCATTTGATAATTTAGATTTTGATATTTGGATTACAATTGATAGTGATATTATTTTTACACCACAACAAGTTTTAGATCTAATTGAATCTACCGAACAACACCCTGTTGTTTCTGGTATGTATCGTATGGCAAATCTCACAACTTATGCTATTGTCAAAGAATGGGATACAGATTTTTTTGCTAAAAATGGTACATTTGAATTTTTAACTCCCGAATATATAACTAATTGGAAAAATGAAACTTCTCTCAAATATCTACCAGTTCATTATACTGGTCTTGGATTCTTTGCTATAACTCGTGATGTACTTAGAAAGATGACTTATCCATATTTCAATTGTGAACTCCAAGAAATAATCACCGAAGATGGTAAAATACTACGTGATATGTGTTCTGAGGATGTAGCATTCTGTAAAAATATTCATAAAATAGGAGTTCCTATTGTAGTAAATACAGATATTCGAGTAGGACATAATAAATTAATTGTTATATAATATATAAATGATGAATTTATATTATATATTAATTTTATTATTAATATTAATAATAGGTTATTATTCAATTAAATATATATTTTTTGTATTAGTAGGTATGGTTTTAGCGTTATATTTAGGATATAAATATTTATATCCTATTATGAAAACAATTTATTAATTTTTGTTATCTTTTATTTAATTTAAAAGATGGTTTTTTAGCAGAAGACAATGAACTATATAATGATGAATCAAAAAATTGTTTAGGCTTTGATGATGTATAAGATGATGTTGTATCATCTAAGGACGAATTATAAATTGATTTAGGCTTTGATGATGTATAAGATGATGTTGTATCATCTAAGGACGAATTATAAATTGATTT